CAGAATGTTGTTTGTTGATAACATGACTGAATACATGGAAGGTATGAATATCAATGGCGTTGGTATATTAGGCACTAGTCTTATGGTTATTGACGATGAAGAAGTTATAACCAGTCCAAACTCAGGCGCACGTAGCGATGGTGACAAAATCAAAGAAGCATTAGCAGAAAAAACACCAGAAAAAGCCGCACAAGCAGTTATTGACTTAGAATTAACAGGTTGTACTTTTGTATTTGACGAAGAAAAATTGTTTGTAATTGAAGCATGTATTAATACCGATGAAAAGTATTATTATGATATGAATGAAATCAAACAAAGTCAAACAATTGCACGTACTAACCATGGTATATGGTTAGATTGGGCAGGTTATCAATATGGTGTTGATAAAAACCAAGACTTAAGTCGTGAAAGCAGTGAAGAAAGATTAAAGCAAACACAAAAAGTATTGAAAAAAGCAAAAACACCACAAGATTTAATTGATGGTTTATGTGCTCAACCAAATAAAAATACACAAATGAATGCATTGCGTACAACTACAGAACGTAAGAAAATGCGTACCACTGCACAAGAAATGATTATTCCAATTGAAAAAACATTTTTTGTAAGACCAGTACAAACAAAACTAGAAATTGACTTTTGGAAATTAAATCAAGAAGAACCAGATATGTGGGTAGAAATATTAAGCAATCGCAGTCTTAAATATCCACCAGTAGAGGGTATGGACTAATACATATTTTTCTCCTTTTAATTAGATAAAAAATCTAATATTGTTTATAATGTATAAATAATATTAAAGGAGAACACAATATGGCAATTAAAATTATTAAGTACGTACCAAAAGTAACTAGTGCAAAAACACAATATGTAGAGATTGAAAAATCTGACTTAGTTTGGATGCAAACTGAGTTTATACGTTATCTATCATTAATGGGCGAACTAGAAGGCAGTCGCAACCAAGACATTAAACAATTAATGAAATATTGGTGGCATAAACGTACAGCAAACTTACCAAAAAGCATTAATGGTCAAAATAGTCCATGTACATTTATTAGTGGATTACTTAACAATACTTTTTTTGGTACACAACGTGATTTAAGTATCATTGTATTAGATGGTATTGAACATATATCAGCAATGATGGCACAATTTGATGAGGCTATTGTTGATTTAAAAATGCCAAACAGTAGTACAAGCATTAAATTCCAATTAAGTTTTGAACCTATAAATATTTACAGAGGCTAACATGAAATATAAGAATTTATATAGTCGCTGGCATAGATATGATATGTTTGGTTTTAAAGAAATCAAAAAATTTAATATAGGCGAAATACCAACAAACGATCCCGAATTTGGTTATACTAACTGGGTTCGTGGTAATGGTCGTCAAAGTCCAGAACATTATAAACGTGTAAGTGAAGGATTAAGTAAAAAATTAAAAGGTGTACCAAAAACACCTGAACATAAACATAAACTTAGTATTGCTAAAAAAGGTATACCTAAACCATTAGAACATAGAAATAACATGAAGTTAGCCCACAAACGTAGACGTGAGGCATATCTTGAAACCCAGAAGCAAAAATAGAGGTATATGTTATAGAGATAAAGACTGGCATGTTATTAAAAAAACAGTTAAAAATCCACAAGGACGCACAGCATTTGAAAAACAAGTAGAATTTTTTAATAAACTAGAACAAAGACAATTAAAAAAAATTGATATTACAAAAGATGTAGAAGAAGTTAATTGGGCTGACATATACCAAATTAAAAATAATAAACCTGTATTAGTTGCCAAACGTTGTATGAGTTGCGATAAAACATATAGCGATACAAATATAATAGCAAATCATAAACATATTTGCAAACGAATAAATAATAATAAAGCAATCGAGGATGATATGCCAGTACAAAAAATTACAAAAAATGGAAAAGTGTTGTATCGTTGGGGTACACATGGTAAATTATATCCAACCAAAGAAGAAGCCGAAAAACAAGGCAGGGCAATACACGCACAAGGTTATAGAGAGAACAAAAACAAATGAAAAATACATATAAGTTAGAAAGACATAGTAATGAAACATGGGTAAATTTAGAACCATTAATGGCTGACATACAAAGAAATTATGATGGCTTATATGAAATGGATTTAAGTAAATTTACACAAAAGGAAGTTGAATTGTTAGAATTAAAAATGATTGGCTTACAACAAGTTTATTCATTTCTAGGCGCGTTAATTACAGAAGCAAAACTAGCCGAAATAAAAGAAAAGAATAAAATTGAAGAACAAATCAAACAAGCAACAACTTTTGTTAATAGTCAAGTCCCAGGTCCAGGGCACGATATCAGACATTAATAGGATAATAAATGAAAAAAATTGAACCAAAAACAGTATTGGATAGACCATTTACACAACATATTGCTAACTTTGACAGAATGACTGTTGAACTTGGCAAATATATGACAGAATTTGAAATGGATCAATGTATTGAGTTTATGAACACATTAAAAGATACCAAATATGATATTAACCCATCAGTAGAAGATTGCAAAACACAAATGCAATTAATGTTTGGTAAAGAACGATTCCATGAAATGGTCATGCAATGGAGTGAAGAAAATCAAAAATTATTAACAGTATTTGGTACTAAAAAGTTTAGACGTAAAGATGGTAGTGACAAAACAGCCTATGATGGTCTTGATCCATGGGACAATCCAGATGATTATGAGAAAATTTACGTATGAACAAATTACAAGAATACATTAATTGGGCTAGAGAGCAAATGAAATTAGTCACAGAAAAAGAAAAACAAGATACTGACAAAATGTTAGAAGATAACAAGGAAAACAAAAATGACAACAAACAATGATAATGTAACATCAGATTACATACTTACAGCAAATATCAATGACGTATTAAATCTGTTAAAAAGTAAACCAGTACTACGTAATCCGTCTAGCCAACTTTATAAAGTATTAGTAGAAAGATTACAAAAAGAAGGACTTACAATTAATGAAGTACTTAACCAAAATAGCAAATAATATTATTGAGTTTATAAATTACCATAAAACACAATTGGTGTTAGGTATAATTATAGGCATTGTAACAGAATATTTGTTGGAGAAATAACTTGATAGAATACTTTTTTAAAGGCATAGAAATAGGTCTAGGACTATTTGGTATTTGCATAGGATTTGGTATAGGTATAGGTCTATTTCAATATACTAAATACTTATTTAATAAGGTAATATCAAAATGAATAACAATCAACTAAAACCTAAACGCATTGGTGGACCAAGACCAGGATCAGGACGTAAGCCTGGCACAACTAATAAATTAAGTGGTGCAAGTATATTACAAGAAATACGCAATGTAACAGGCAAAAAATTTGAAAGAAGTTTAGCAGAACATTACCAACGTGCAATTGAACAAAGTGATTGGACTTGCGTACGTGAATATGAAAAATTGTTTTTAAGTAAAGTTGTTGCAGATAAAACAGAATTAGATGTCACTTCAGGTGGTGAACCAATTAAAGCCAACTTTACATTTCCTAGCGTAGAATTACCTGACTGGAAAAAATGATTTCTATACCATTGTATGGTGAACAAAGTACAATATTACAAGATTGGTTAACAACCGACAAGCATTGCATAGATATAGTTCCTGTTGGTAGTGGTAAAACCTTTCTTGCTAGTATTGCTTTGCCTATATTTGCAACTGACGAAAAATACCATAAAGGTAAAGACATAATTTATAGTGCGCCAACTGGTGCCATGATTAAGTCATTGATATGGGAACCATTAAAACAAAGTTGCATTAACCATTTTAACTTAATTGATGGTAAAGACATTAATAATAGTGAATTAACCATACGTTTTCCAAATGGCATTTTTATACGATGCAAATCTGCTGAACAACGTGAAAACTTAAGAGGTCTAAACGTAGGTATATGGGTTGCTGACGAGGCTGCATTATATACCAGAGAAACATTACAAGAAATTACCAATCGATTAAGACCAAGAGTTGGTGCTGAAAACACAGCAGGTAGATTAATTGTTATTAGCACGCCAAATGGTGCAGGTCCATTAAAAGATTTATTTACATTAGCGCAAAACAATGAACGTTATATTGTTAGACATTACAACTACTTACAAATGCGTAGCGGTAACAAAGACTTTATCGAAGAACAAAAACGTATTATATCACCGTTAAAGTTTGCACAAGATTATATGTGCCAATGGGAAAGCGTTGCAGATATGTTTTTCTATGCATGGGATAAAACAAAATATACCAAAGAAGTTGTTGACCGCGGTGGCGACCTTTATACATTTCACGATTTTAACAAACGTGTTATGTGTGCTGTGGTAGCACAAATTACCAATGCTAATACCAATAAAGGTACAATGGAAATTATTAAAACTTATGCAATTAATGATTGCAGCACAGAAGGTATAGCACAAGCAATACGTTTAGATTTTCCTAAACGCAGAATATTTTCAATTATTGACATGTCAGGTACACAGGTAAATCGTGATACCACAAGTCCTTTTGGAATTACAGATAGAATTATATTGGAGAAGTATGGCTTTACAATTATTAACACACGCAAATCAAACCCCATGGTTAGCGACACAGATAATACCTCAAATGCATTTATTAGCAGAGGTGGTTTATACGTTAATCCTGATGACAAGTTATTATTGGATGCATTAGCAACATATCACTTTGAAGATGCAACCAGAAAAAAATTAGTTAAATATACCGAACAACGTTATGCACATATTGACGGTCTAGGCGATTGCATACGTTATGGTATACATCATTTATTTCCAATACAACTCACTGATCAAAACTTCCCTGAATATGTGGGTATGGATCAAAGTTTTGTTGCAAGAAATGATCCGGCAAACAAATATATGCCTGATAGCCCATTATATCCAGGTGGACCAACATGGGAAGAAATTATGAACAATGAAAGTGAACCTGATCATCAGGTATGGATGTGATTATGCCATTATATAAAGGTTGGAGAAATTTATCATTAAAAGAAAAACTTGTTGCAAAAACTTTTATAAACAGTAAAACAGGTTGTTGGGAATGGCAAGCAAGTAGAAATAACATAGGTTATGGTTTTATACGTGATGGTAAAAAAATGCGCACTGCACATCGCGTAAGTTATGAAGAATTTAAAGGCCCTATACCACACGATATGTGTGTTTGTCATACATGCGACAATTATAGGTGTGTAAATCCTGATCATTTATGGTTAGGCACAAGACGCGATAATATGCTTGATATGTATAAAAAAGGTAGAAATGGTTCAACAGGCTGTCCTGTAGGTTATAGACATCGTAGAGTAACCTGCGAACATTGTAATCAAACAATTAGCATTACAGCACATACACGATTTCATGGGGATAAGTGTAAAAGTATTATTAAAGTATAAATACATTATGCATCCAAACGTCAAAATATATAGTTAAGGTAAAATATAATGCTCACTAGCGAATTAGCAAAAAAAGGCAACGTTTATACTGCCATTATTCAACAAATGTATAACTATCAATATGCTTATTTAGGTGGTTATATTTTTAAACAACAAGTCCGTAAAAAGCGTCCTAGTGAGGATAGTGTGTTATGGAATGACTTAATCACAAATACTGTTGCGCAACCATTATGTCGTTATGTTGTTGATACAATCAATGATATATTGTTTGAACCAGGTATTATGCGCGATTTAAGATTTGCAAATCCCAATGGTGAATTAGTTAATACAGATAATGCCGAGTGGGTCAATTTGTTTGTTATGGATTGTGATTTAAACAATCGTAGTTTAACAAGTTTCATGGAACAAGTTGGTGATTTAACAAGTATATTTGGACATTGTTGGATTGCTGTTGACATGCCACAAACAAGCGAAGGCAATTTAGGTCGACCATATACTTGTGCAATTAGCCCTGTTGACGTATGGGATTGGGAATGGCAATATTATGGTGGCAGACCAATTTTAAAATATGTCAAAATTAAAGAAATGGAAGATGAGGAATATTATTACATTAAATGTTATCATTTAGGTGATAGTGAAAATCCTAGTTCATGGGCAAGTTATAGATTGCCTAAAATGGCATTAACAAATGTTATAAACACTGACGCTGATTGTTTAGGTAGTGGTACATTCCCACCTGGCATGGCTATACCTGTATTCATTGCATATGGACGTCGTGATCCAAGAATTATTGATTTAGGTGTTAGTGATATTGACGCAGCCAGCGATGCAATGCGCGAACTTTATAAATTAGAATGTGAGGCTTATACAGCATTACAATTCGCACATACAATTATTCGTGCAGAAAAAGGTATTGCAATTCCTGTACACGCTGGTGCAATTGTTCGTGCATTAAAAGACCAAGTTGAAGCAATTAAAATTGATACAGGCGACGTAGAGCAAATTATTAAAAAGCAAAGCGACATATTAACTACATTAGAAGGTTTAGTTGGTATGGGTGGTATGCGTAAAGATAGCCAACAAATTGCTAGTGGCATATCCATCATTGAAGAACGCAAACAATTGCATAGAGTTGCTAAAAGTAAAGCAAGATTAATGGAAGTAACAGAAGGTTTAATATTTACCTTTGCAGCACGTTTTATGGGAATGCGTTGGGCAGGCGTAGTTAATTACAATACTGACTATGAAGCCTATGATACAAATTATAGATTAGCATTATTACAACAAGCACAAATAATGGCTGGTGATAGTGAAATTGTTAAAGCCTTAATTACAAAAGAATTAATTGGCTTGTTAGCACCAGCAGAAAATACAAAAACATATGAAGATGCATTTATAGAAAGTATGCCTGATAGCAATGTTAAAGATTTGTTAACAGAAGAAGCAAGTAATGCATTGTCATCAGACAATTTAGATTCAATGGTTCCAGTATTAAG